AACATTATAAGATAACCTTCACCCACGAAAGTATCACAGAGGTATATGGTTTTGACTTACCATTAGAAGAATGGGCAGCATTCTGTAAAGCATTTAACGATTACTTCCCATTGGAAGCAAAGAACACTGTGGAGTGGTTGTTGAGTGAATGGGATGAAATGAAACAAGAATATAAATAAAAAATATCGGAGACCTTTTGTGGTCTCCTTTTTTTTGCTTATATTTGGATAAATTATAAATTATATGGAAGAAGTAAAAACAAAAGTGTGTACAAAATGTGGTGAGGAGAAACTTTTAACCACTGAATATTATGAAAAAAGAAAAGATTCTAAAGATGGTTTTAGAAATCAATGTAGAATCTGTCGTAAAACTTTAACAAAAGAATATCGTAAAAAATATAATAAAGAATATTGGAAAAAAAACAAAGAAAAATTATCTGAATCAAACAAGCAATATCGTTCTAAAAATAGAGATATTCTATTGAAAAAAATGAAAGAAAGAAGAATTAAAAATATTGATTTGTATAAAGAAAGAGACAAAAAATATTATGAACAAAATAGAGAATATATTTTGAAACAAAGAAAAAAATATGTTGAAAAAAATAAAGAACAAGTATATCTATCAAATTACAAATCATATCACAAACATATTGAAAAAAGAAGAAAATATAGGTCAGAATATTTTAAAGAAAGACAAATTAATGATTCAGTATTTGATTTGAGAGTAAAAGTTTCTGATTTGATTAGAATCTCAATAAAAAATAATGGATTTACTAAAAAATCTAAAACATATAAAATACTTGGTTGTAGTTATGAATATTTTAAGTCTTATATTGAAAACCAATTTCAAGAAGGTATGACTTGGGATAATCATGGGGAATGGCACTATGACCACATAATTCCAATTAGTTCAGCACAAACTGAAGAACAAGTATATAAATTAAATCATTACACCAATTTTCAACCCCTATGGGCTGAAGACAATTTAAGAAAATCCAACAAAATTTCTGAAGAATGGGGTAATGTTTAATTGACATTTATATACAAAATTATTATATTATATGTATGAAACGAACCAAAACAACATACGAAGAATCTCTACCGATTTATTACTCGGACAAGAGAGTTTTAAGAGAACAACTAAATTTCATCAACTTTAACATTAACAAGACATGCAAGACAAACAAGCAACAAACCGCCAAATAATCCGTCAGTCAATGAGCAAATTGACATTGGAATATTTCAACTCATGTGGTGTATGCCCAACACTTTCCGATTTGATTAAGGCAACCACTATTATGGAAGATTATTGTATAAATGGATATAGTAGTGAATTGATGACAAGATTTGACCGACTGGATTCTTATATCAATCAGGAATATATTAATTCAGATAAATCTTTATCTAAATAAGATTTCTTCTATATTTACGAGACAGATATAGTAAAAAAAGTCTGTTATTGTTTTGGTTAAGACCCCTCATTATTTGAGGGGTTTTTTGTTTCGTTAAACGGCTGTCTGAGATATTCCCTTGCAACCTCAGCGTGTTCCCTACATAATTGAGTTTTAAGACGAGAATCCAATGGAAGTGTCCTCATCTCCCTTGAGCCTCTACATCGTTGTGTGTAGCCAACAACGCTCTCTCCTCTTATGTATTTTGGTAATATCATAACTGAAGACCTGAATAGAATTTGGTATCAATGTTTGATGGTACTTTACCATTAGCACTGGCACCCAAGTTAAACTCAGGGAAGAGTCCGTTATTTATCCAAAGGTAATTTGTCGCTCTCTCAGAGAAAGTCTCTGCAATGTTCTTAAAATTACTTCTAAGTTCACGATAGATTGATATATCCGATGGTGATGAGTTCTCACTACTCAATGATTGCATTCCTCTGTTTCCTAATGATGATAACAAGTCAGTTAAAGCATAATACACAGACCAATATGTGACCATATCAACCAAGTAAGTATCCACAAGGTATTTGTAGTTACCAGACAATGTACCATTCTGAATTTCAGTATATATCTTATTCACCAAGTCATCACCCAACAAATTGGTCAAATTGATTTTCTGACTAAGCATCATTGCTGGTTTTAAGTTGTGAGATAATAGGTTTTTGTCCAATGGAGTCTTATCAAGTATCTTTTGTTCTGTAGTTAAATAAATCATTAGTTTTCTAAATATTTGGTAAAGTTGTTTATCAATTTAACAGGTTGTGTGTATTTGAATTGTAACATATCTTCCACCGCCATATTTAATTCTCTTAACTTTGGTTTGATGGTAAATTCCATCATGTGTTTTGTTGCGACAATTATCTCATCAGCATTTTGACTAAACGCATCAGATGAGAATGAATGGATGGATAATAATTTTGGTGACGCTATCTGCCAAGCGGTAAGTACCGATTGAGATGCATAAGATAAGATATCCACATAATAGTTATCACCCACTGTTGATTGAATCGGTGTTATCTGTGCTGCTTCATCAGGTGATGATGCAAAACCTAACATAAGTTTCTGACCATCTTCACCAGTGTAGGCTTCAATAAGTTGTTGTTTGATTGCTTCCCTTTCTTCAGGAGTTGGTGAACCAAATAACTGAACAAAAAGTTGGGGTGTTAAATTTGTATCAAGTGCCTTTCTATGCCATTGGAAAATATCACCCTCCAACATAATTGAGTTAATACCTGATTGATAAGGTACTGTTGGATATACTCTATTATTAGATGGTACATATCTCGTCCAATAGAACATCTGTCTTTGTTCTCTATTGTCAGGGTTAATACCACCATAAGTGGTAATAGGATTATTTCTTGTATCACTCCAATCATCACATACATAAAAAGTTTCAGGGTACATTTGGTCAGGAGACATTTTACCAACTCTTACATTTTGGAATGGAATAAAGTGATAAGCGGCAACGGCAGTTCTTTCTCTATTATATATTACTTCACAACTAAACCCACCAAATAGATAAAATAAATATAAAATTTTGTAGTATAGAGTTGATAACGATTCAACAGGGTTGATTAGGACATTACCTAATCCCTCAATTTCAACACCTTCACCATAAGACATGGATACAGTCATATCACAAGCCACAGAGTGAATTGGTGAGTTCTCTTTTAAGTCCAATAAGAACTGTGGGTATTCATTACGTTTTCCCCACAAATAATAGTTATACTTCTTGTAGTCGTACTCCAAGTTTCTAACGGGTTCTTTCGTTGTTATGTTAAACGCTTCTATATTCATATCTTATTATTTAATAAATAGTTTTTTTAAGTATAATACAATTTTTTCTTTAGTGATTATCAATCAGGGTCATAAACCTCACTCGCTTCAGTCTCATCATAATACTGGTCAGAGAATAATTCTGTAATGTATCCCAACCCTACTTCCAACTGATTCATTGCAAGAGAGGGGTTTAGATTAACAGGGTTTGCTTGTTCTCTAATTGAATAACTAAACTCACCAATTTCATCAATGTTGATGGATGGTGTGTTTATATAAGTTTTTGGTAAAGTAACATTAAGAGCATCATTTAAAACACTATAACCATAGAATGTCCATGGCTTAATTGTTGCAGTTTCTAATATATTTGGAATGTAATAACTTCCCGTCCAAACTGTACCACCAGTTCCTGTAAACTCATAAGATATTTTATATTCTTGTTGGAATGATGGTGATATTCCACCAACAGCAACTTGTACGAATTGTAATTGACCATCAAGAGTTATATTAGATGTAGGAGTATTACCAGTCCATAATACATCATTTATATAAACTTTTGATGTTGCTGGGTTTGTACCTGTTTCTAATCTATCAGTTGAGTTCCAATCAATATAAAATTGGAATAATGCTAAATTAGTACTTACTGAATTGTATCTAAAATATACCTTATTAGAACCCAAATATCTTGTATCGTTATCATTAATATAATATGGTGGATTCTCCCAATACCACGCTCTTGTTCCACCTGTTAAATTCTCAGGTTGTGAATCACTAATGTCAAACTTAAATAAGTCATACCTTGAGTTATATGGTGTACCACTAATACTTGTAATATTTTGTGGTATAAACGACCATCTCTTATTTGTCTGAGCATGAGTTAAACTCATCAAATAAGTGGGGTTTGACAATGTCTTATTTGACGATACATCCGTGTAAATTACATTTGTACTATTTCCTGTTAGGTATAACATATATTCTATTTTTTACGCACTTTGACAAGTTCCACAATCATCATACGCCTGACTTACAATATAGTCTTCAGGTGCCGATGATGTTGTTGATACTTCATAACATGTGAAATCATCACCTTCCACTTTAACACTATTTCCAGCACTCAATGTAGAAGTGTGTTTAACGACATAAGTCGGGCCGAATGGGTCTCCACATTCAAACACTGAATAATAATACACTGGCGGGGTTGCCGTAGGTGTCGGTGTCGGACTTGGTGTTGAAGTTGGAGTTGGACTTGGTTCAGGTGTTGGTTCAGGATATAATTGAGCAGGAACAAATGAATCCCCATAATATCTGGTTTTCCATTTGCTCTCAACCTTCCTTAAATTGATATATCTACTCATGTAATTTCTTTATTGTAAGAAGTATAATATTATACTGCTTGGAAATCCAATTCCTCATTTAAGTATAAATCACCATCTATAATAACACCTGTATATTTGGTCGTTCCGTTATTTGTTGGGTTTAATGCCCCGCCTTTAGCAAGGACTGACCCACCACCTGTTATAGTCATAGTTGGAACGGTGTGTGTTCCTAAATTTACTACAACAAATACCAACCTTTGTCCCTCTCTCCAACCTGTTATATTTGGAGTGGTGTTTGCGCTGATTGAAAATTTGTAAATCGTTCCTTCACTCACATCAATATCAACACTACCACCAATAGTACCTCCACTAACGGTATCAAATGTTTCTGTCTTAAAGGTATGGATGTGTTCTACGTGAGCCGTATTATCATAAACTGATGTTTGACTATCACCACCTAACAT